ATGGCAATGCTGGAAATACAGCTGATCTACTAACTCCTCTCGCAGGAACTGATAGTGGATATGCTGCACATCTTTTTGTTCATCAATTAGAAAAAGGTTCAACTCCAAATTTAAATGACATTGGAGGAAATATTCTCAGAACTTACAAACTCTGGTATGCATTCCCAACCAATATTTCTCAGATTGATCTTGCTTATGATAGCAATGATCAGATTGAAGAATTCACAGTTGAATTCCAGTATTCATACTGGCAGTCAACTAAGTCAAGAGGTGACGCCGGAGCAATTGCTAAGTAAACTAGGTCTATAAATAGTCTATAGCACAGTTATAGACCTTATGTTATGAGTAAATTATTTGGATTTCTCATTAATAAAAGGGCGGATCAGGTAGGTCAATCTCCTGTTCCGCCCACTTCTAATGAAGATATTACTACAGTTGCCGGTGGATACTTCGGCACATATGTTGATGTGGAGGGCGGTAACGCAAGAAATGAGTTTGAACTCATCAAGCGTTATCGCGCCATGGCTCTTCATCCAGAGATTGACTCTGCTGTGGATGAGATTGTAAATGAATTTTTAGTTACCGATGCTAATGATGCTCCGGTAGAAATTGAATTATCTAACTTAGATGTTGGTGCGGGATTAAAAAAGAAAATTAGAGATGAATTTGATTACATCTTAAAGATGTTAGATTTTGATTTGAATGCACATAATATTATTCGCCAGTGGTATATTGATGGTCGTTTATATTATCATAAAGTAGTTGATCTTGCTAATCCAAATAAGGGAATCACAGAACTGAGACAGATTGATCCTCTTAAAATTAAGAAAGTAAGACAAAAGATTGGCAAAGATTCAACCGATGAACATGCTTTAAAAGGCACAGCATTGGAATATGATTGGGGAGAGTATATTGATTACTATGTTTACAATCCAAGAGGATTTGGTGGAAACATTCCAGCAGTGAGTGGAATCTCTGATTACGGAATTACACAGGGAGTTCGTATTGCTTCAGACGCAATTACATATTGCGGATCTGGACTCCAAGATATGACTAAGAAAATGACTCTTAGTTTCCTCCATAAAGCAATTAAAGTTCACAATCAACTGAGAATGATTGAGGACGCAATTGTTATATATCGTTTATCACGCGCACCAGAAAGAAGAATCTTCTACATTGATGTAGGTAATCTTCCTAAGGTAAAAGCAGAGCAATATCTCCGCGATGTTATGGCTCGCTATCGCAACAAACTTGTATATGATGCCAACACAGGAGAAATTCGTGATGACAAAAAGCATATGTCAATGCTTGAAGACTTCTGGCTTCCTCGTCGTGAAGGTGGCAGAGGAACTGAGATCTCTGTATTACCAGGCGGTCAGAATCTTGGTGAACTCAAAGATCTTGAGTATTTCAAAAAGAAACTTTACAACTCACTCAACCTACCACCTTCCCGTCTTACGGATGACAACAAAGGGTTTAATCTTGGTAAGACCACAGAGGTTCTCAGGGATGAACTTAAGTTCACTAAGTTCATCGGTCGTCTCCGCAAAAGATTTACAGAGATCTTCAACGATGTTCTGAAAACTCAACTGATTCTCAAAAAAGTTATCACCCCAGAAGATTGGGATGACATGAAGGAGCATATTCAATATGACTTCTTATTTGATAATCACTTTAATGAACTTAAGGAAGCAGAATTAAATCTACAGAGAATTCAAATTGCAACTCAATTTGATATGTTTGTTGGTAAATATGTTTCCATTGAATGGATTCGTAAGAAAGTTCTTATGCAGAGTGAGAAGGAATATAAGGAAATTGATAAGCAAATGAATGCTGAAATTGGATTAGGTCTCGTTATGGATCCAACAGATGTCAATACATTTGACATGATGGATCGTCAGAACCAAGCATTTGCTCCAGAGATGGATGCCCAAAATGCTGAAGATCAACACAGGAAGCAGCAGATGCTGAGCATAAAAGAGAACTTCAAAAAATGAAGGCTGCGCCTAAACCCAAACCTCCGTCTTCGTCTAAATAAATAATATCGTAAATTGATATAGTTATGTCAGAAACTTTACAATCAATATCAAAAGCCGTAGATTACGTTGCCTCTGGCGACAGGTCAAAAGCAATTGATCTTATCAATGATGTGATGATGGCAAAATCTTCCGAAGTTTTGGATGCTTATAAAGAGATTCTTGCTAACACAATGTATGATGAAATTATGGATAAAACATCCACACAGGAACCAGAAGAATGAAACTAATCACCGAGGGAAATTTTGAATCTGTGCAGGTTCTAGTTGAAGAATCTGCCGGAAAAAAGAATCTCTATATTGAGGGCGTATTTTTACAGTCCGAAATTAAGAATCGTAACGGAAGAATTTATCCGTTAGACATTCTTGAGAGAGAAGTGAATCGTTACAACGAAGAGTATGTTGTTTCTGGTAGAGCTCTCGGTGAGTTGGGTCATCCAGATGGACCAACTGTAAACCTTGATAGGGTATCACATAAGATCACATCGCTCAGAAAAGAAGGAACAAACTTTATTGGTAAAGCGAGAATTCTTGATACTCCTATGGGTAAGATTGCTAAGTCACTCCTAGATGAAGGAGTCAGACTTGGAGTATCTTCTAGAGGTATGGGATCTCTTGAAGAGAAGAACGGTGCTAACTATGTTCGTGATGATTTCATGCTCGCAACTGCTGCTGATATTGTAGCAGATCCATCCGCTCCCGACGCATTTGTGAATGGAATTATGGAAGGAAAAGAGTGGGTATGGGAAGGTGGAATTTTGAGAGAACGTCAAATTTCATCCCTCAAAAACAGCATTGATAACTCCGCAAAACACGCATTGGAAGAAAACATTGTCCGTGCGTTTGAGAGATTTGTTTCAAATCTCTAATTTAATAAATAACATTAGCACTAAATATCAAAGTTAAGAGGAAAACTCAGATGTCAGATATGTTAAACGAAAAGTTTGGTGAGTTTGTTGCTCAGAACAATTTGATGGAAAGTATGCCAACTATGACTGCGGAGCCTGCTCCTACAGTCAAAGCGGATGTAATTCCTGGTTCTGGTTCAGACCCCACAGCTGTTTCGGGTGATCCCCAGCAGCGCAATACACCAGCAAAAGATCCTGCTCCAACAGTAGCGCCTGGCGTTGCTCCCGGTCAGAAGTCACCTACAGATTTAGGTGGTAGCACATCCGCTCCTCTTCATTCTAATAATGAAGATGGCGAGGAGAATCCTGGTGCTAAAGCAGCTGCTCCAATTTCACCAATTACTGGTGATCCACAGCAGCGTCATCCTAATCATCATCCTGATCCAGCACCTACCGTTGGTGTTCAGGTTGCGTATGGAACATCAACTGGGGCAGCAGTTACATATCCAATCAAACCATCGTTTGAATCGTTTGATGTATCTGACGACGTAAAAGCACTCACAGAAGGTCTAGATCTTTCCGAAGAATTCAAAGAGAAAGTAGCAACAATCTTTGAAGCAGCAGTGAAAGCAAAGATCTCTGAAGAGTACGACAGACTTGTAGAGCACTTTGCCGCTCAACTTTCAGCACAAGTAGAATCTGCTAAGACAGAAATTAGTGAAGAAGTAGAAGGCACAGTGAACTACGCAATCAACCGCTGGTTAGAAGAAAACCAAGTGGCCATTGATCGTGGTATTAAAAACGAACTCAACGAAGAACTCATTTCAGGATTCCTGAATGTTCTTAGTTCGCACCACGTCAACATCCCAGACGACAAAGTTGATGTCGTAGAGGAGATGGCTGAAACTATTCGTGAGATGGAAGATCGCCTTAACGAACAGGTTAAGAGCAATATTGAAATTAGTAAGCAACTCTCTGAGGTAAAAGGCGTTGTAATTCTGAACCAAGTTTCAGAAGGTCTAGCTGATACCCAGAAAGAAAAACTTGCTGCTCTCGCTGAAGGTGTTGAGTTTAAATCCGAAGAGGATTATCTGAAGAAACTAACAACCATCAGAGAGTCATACTTTAAGTCTGACTCTGTAAAGAGCACAGTTGATGAAAATCCAGTTGAAATCTCTGAAGATATGTCTCCAGCAATGGCAGCATATACCAGAGCACTTCAAACCTGGAATTCATAATTAAACGTTCAAACTTTTCTAAAAACACAAGGAGCTAAAAATGAACTCAACACCAAGAGCTCTAATAGAAAAGTGGTCCCCTGTTCTTAATAGCGACGCCGCAACCAAAATTGCGGACAAGCATAAGCTTTCAGTTACCGCTCAACTATTAGAAAACACAGAAAGAATGATCCGCGAGGAGCGCGGTATGCTTTCGGAAGCACCTAACACCGTTGGTGCTCTATCCGGTTCGGGCGGTGCCCTTTCCGGTGGTGGTCTTGCTGGCACCCCAGAAACTGGTGGTCTTGCTGGTTTTGATCCTATCCTCATCGGTCTGGTTCGCAGAGCAATGCCTAACCTCATGGCATATGACATCTGTGGCGTTCAACCAATGAGCGGTCCTACAGGTCTGATCTTCGCAATGAAGTCGCACTACCAAGAAGAAGGTTCAGCTCTTCGCGGTGGTCCAGAAGCACTTTACAACGAGCCTGATGCTAACTTCTCGGCATCAACTAAGGGCCCTGGAGATGGTCCTGGAGGCGGTACTTCAGGTTATAACATTGACTACACTGGCAGTGGTGGTGACAACATTCACCCACTTGGCACAGTTAATCCTTCCAACGCCTCAGCAAACCCAGGTCTGCTGAATGACGCAACTGGTGGTGGCGTAACCTACGCTAACTACGAAGGTGCTTCAGATCCTGGTACTGGTATCCGTGGTATTGGTAGAGACGCTGCTGAAACTCTCGGTTCTGGATCAACTCTCTTCAACGAGATGAGCTTCAGCATTGAGAAGACCAGCGTATTCGCTAAGACTAGAGCACTCAAGGCCGAGTACACTCTGGAACTGGCACAAGACCTCAGAGCAATTCATGGTCTTGACGCTGAAGGCGAACTTGCTAACCTTCTCTCAAG